CATCTCAACTTAATGGACGAATTCCGTTAACTAACCTAAGCCAGATAGCGGCCATACCCGTGTAGATGCCACCGTATATGGCATAAGTTCTACCACTTGCAGTTGGATGCTGTGTGAGCAACCATACAAACGATTCTAAAGATATTGCAGCGGGAATCAACAACCACGGGGTGCGATTATTATTTAATTATTTAATACAAGCCAAGGAAGGTAACAGCCAATAATTTCTGCAATAGCAGTCAATGCAAATAGACCTAAAGTTTTTAAAAATTACATTTAAGCTAAATCTTAAATAGTGAATTTTTCTCATTTTTCAGACTAATTTTCTATCATTGATTCTCAGATTCTCATCGTTACTTGTGTGAGAATTTGTGGGTCCCATTTACATGGTTGAACTCAAGATTATTTGATCCCTGTTCGGCACGAGAAGCCTTTGATAGTTCTGTAAGAACTCCGCACTGATTGACTAGGCCTGTTCCAGAGCAATTCTTTCTCAAGTCAATGAGTTGTTTTTGTAAGTGTTTCAACTCTTTGATTCGCACGGCAACATGTTCGATATGTTCGTCAATCAATGCATTGACGTTCGAACAGTCTTCTGGAGGAAAATCTTTATACCTAAGCAAGGTTTTAATTTCTTCTAATGTCATATCCAGGCTCCGGCAGTGTCGGATAAATGACAGTCGATCTAAATGCTCTACGTTATAAACTCTGTAGTTCCCCATAGTTCGTACGGCTTCATGAAGCAAACCTTCTCGCTCATAGTATCGAATAGTTTCAACCTTGGTATGCGTGGCCTTGGCCAAGTCGCCGATTTTCATGATTTCACCATAAATAGTGCCAAGCTTAAGAATTGACATTTTCAAGCGTAAGAACTCACATTTTTTATTGTCCTTGACTCTGTAGTGACTTTAGGGTTTTTAATTTAACTCATACGGAGAAAAATATGAAGCCTGATGACAAATACCAACAAAGTTGCAACGATCTTGGTTGTGGAAACTGCTGCACCACTTTAGCTGCTGAACGAGGGTCAGACAGTGCTGATGTACCGATTACCGGGTTGCATCGATTTCAAATCTCTAATATGGATTGCGCTTCGGAAGAGTCGGAAATTCGCCGAGCTTTGAGAGATGTAGAAGGCATTCGAGGGTTACAGTTCAATTTAACTGCTCGACAATTGAATATTTCTGCTGATGCACAAGTGCTGGAGTTAGCACTTAGTGCTATACGAGACGCTGGCTTCAAGCCTGAGCCAATAGCTATTGATAAAGAGAAATTGGAAAGTAGTGCAGCGACAACAACAACTTTTTTTTGGAGATCATGGGGTAAGTTAATTTTGTCCTTGGTTCTTGCGATTATGGCAGAGGGGCTGGCATTTGCTTTGCCAGAGATTTTCCTTGCGAAGATTGCTGGAGTTGTGCTAGCTGCAACGGCTATTTTATTGGCAGGTTTTTCAGTATACGGCAAAGGTTTAGTGGCATTGCGTCAATTGCGTCTAAACATCAGTGCGTTGATGACAGTTGCTGTAACTGGCGCTTTTCTCATCGGTCAATGGCCAGAGGCTGCAATGGTGATGGCATTGTATTCACTTGCTGAGGCAATTGAAGCGCGGGCAGTAGATCGAGCACGCAATGCAATTAAGAGTTTGTTGGCACTTACACCGGAACAAGCCGAAGTTCGGCAAGATGATGGTAGTTGGTCTCGAATTGGGATCAGCACAGTTACTGTAGGCTCAATTGTGCGTATTCGCCCAGGTGAGCGTGTTCCATTGGATGGAATCGTGACACTCGGTCAAAGTGCCATCGACCAGTCACCTGTGACCGGAGAGAGCCTTCCCGTGGAGAAAGCGCCGGGGAATGAAGTCTACTCTGGCACCATCAATCAAGCTGCAGGACTTGAAATTCGAGTCACGGCTCCCGCTTCTGACAGCACATTATCACGGATCGTCCATGCTGTTGAGCAAGCGCAGTCTTCACGCGCGCCGACCCAGCGCTTTGTCGATAGCTTTGCCGCAATATACACTCCGTCAGTTTTTGTTCTTGCTTTATCGATTGCTTTATTCATGCCATGGGTCACAGACTTGACGTGGTTGCAAGCTATTTACAAAGCCTTGGTCTTATTGGTGATCGCATGCCCTTGCGCGCTGGTGATCTCCACACCGGTGACTGTTGTGAGCGGGCTAGCTGCCGGAGCGCGGCGAGGCATTTTGATCAAGGGTGGTGTTTATTTAGAGCAAGCTCGTAAAATCAAGGCTGTTGCTCTTGACAAAACTGGGACCATCACGGAAGGCAAACCCAAGCTGGTTGCATTTGATGCACTAGTAAGGGACCTACCACGTCATCAATTGGAACAACTAGCAAAGAGTCTTGCTGTTCGCTCTGATCATCCAGTTTCAAAAGCCATTGCACAAGGACTTTCATCGAATGAGCAGGTTGTGGGCGATTTTCAAGCAGTGGCTGGACGTGGCGTGCAGGGCTTGGTTAATGGGCATCCATATGTGTTGGCAAATCATCGATGGATTGAAGAGCGGAGTCAATGTTCAGATCAATTAGAAGTACTACTTGCCTCTCATGAGAAGGCGGGATGTACCGTCACGATCTTAGCTGATCGAGATCGCGCTTTGGCTGTTTGTGCAGTAGCCGACACAATCAAGCAGTCATCAATCGAAGCGATTGCAGATATGAAGTCCCTAGGTTTGACACCGATAATGTTAACTGGCGACAACATTGCAACCGCTCACTTCGTTGGTTCTCAAGCAGGTATTTCAGAAATTCGAGGTAATCTTTTGCCGGAAGAAAAATTACAGGCGATTGGAGAGTTTCAACGTATCTATGGCTTAACGGCTATGACAGGTGATGGTATAAACGATGCTCCGGCACTTGCTAAGTCGGACATAGGATTTGCAATGGGAGCAGCTGGTACGCACACGGCTATGGAAGCGGCTGATGTTGTTGTCATGAATGATGATCTACGACGGTTACCCGAAACCATTCGACTTTCTAAGCGAACTCATGCCGTGCTGTGGCAAAACATTACTCTTGCATTAGGAATCAAAGGTATATTTTTGTTACTTGCAATCTTTGATGATGCATCCATGTGGATGGCAGTCTTCGCCGACATGGGAGCAAGCTTACTGGTTGTTGTTAATGGATTAAGACTCCTTCAAACAAAAAAATAATTGTTCATTGTTCATTACTTAAATGTAATGAATTTTTCATTTAATAATAGGTTTCATATTAAAAATCTTGATATAACTCTGAATTGGTGCAATTACTGTTATAATGAATTTGATGAAAAGATGCTTAATCATATTCGCGCTTGTGTTGTTGCCTCTGCAATTCAGTTGGGCAGCCGTTTCTGGCTATTGTCAGCACGAAACAGGTGTGACTGCTAAGCACTTTGGTCATCACAGCCATAATCATCAATCTTTCGACCCCCAAGAGTCGTCTAATGAGCCTGTGAAGTTGAGTAGTTTGGATCAAGATTGCGCAGTATGTCATTTCGGGTGTGCAGTTGCGCTTTTGGGTAATCTGACTACGTCCGCGGTTGTAAGTGCAGACACCCTATATTTCCTCTTTTTTGATAGAGACCTTCCCACTCTTTCAGAACGTCCAGACCGCCCCCAATGGTCCTCACTCGCTTGATCGGCGAGTTGGGATTCTCTATCCTTTAATTTTTTTCGACGATCACAATGACGCATCAAGCGTCTTGAGTCGTCGCTCGTCGATCTCCCTGGAATTATTCAACCTTGGAGATGAGAGATGTTTTTCTCAAAAAGAAAAGTTAATACCTATCAAATTGTATTTTCTACTATCGCCTTAATTTTCGCGACTGCATTGACTCACGCGAAAAATCCCGACGCAGCAGGGTCAGCCTCACTAACAACTCTCAAGGAGGTTTTTGATGCTGCGTGGTTAAGACAGCCTGAAGCTCGGGCCATTAACCTACGTCGTGATGCGGCACAAGCCCAAGCTAAGGTAGCTAGTCAACTGTCGCCTGAGCCCGCGGCTTTGGAAATTATCCAGAGAGGCGATCAAATGACTGGTAACTACGGATCAAGTGAAACATACGTGGGTTTGGCGATACCGATTTGGCTGCCAGGACAACGCGATGCAACTGGTCAGTTAGCGCAGGCGGAAATTTCATTTGTTGAAAGTAAACAGTTGTCTGCGCAATTGCGAGTTGCCTTTGCCGTGCGTGATGCTTGGTGGAACTGGCAACGAACGAGAATTGACAACGAGTTGGCGCGGTTACAGTTGGTCAATGCCAGTCGCCTGGCTGTTGATGTGAACAGACGAGTACAAGCTGGCGAGCTGGCGCGGGCAGATCAACATCAGGCTGAGGGTGCTGTACAAGCAGCGAAAGCCAATTTGGCTCAATCTCAAGCATCGTTTGCTCTAGCATTGGCTCAAGTTCAGATGTTGACAGGCGGTGCGACACCTTCTGAATCAAATCGAACGAGTGTAAGCGAGCCAGAACCACCTAAAGGACACGACTCACCGCATCCTTTACTTAAAGAGTTGCAAGATCGCATTATCGTTGCAGAACGAACAGTATCTTTAGTCAGCTCTCAAAACCGCAGTAATCCACAGTTGACGATTGGAGCCAAACGTGATCGAAGTACCTACGGTGAGAACTACGGACAAAGCATTTTGGTTGGTGTGCGTTTTCCATTTGGCGATGGGCCCAGATACGATGCACGTGTAGCGAATGCACAGGCTGAAGCAATAGAAGTTCATGCTCAGCTGCAGTTAGAAAAAGCTCGACTTATTGCTGATCAGCAAGCTGCACGTTCAAGAGTCGAGTCTGTTCGCGTCCAGTTGCAAGCCTCACAGCGTCGAGCGCAACTTGCGCGGGAGTCAAGAGGATTTTTTGACAAATCTTTTCGTTTAGGAGAGTCCGATCTCCCGACCCGACTGCGAATAGAAACCGAAGCAATTGAAGCAGAACGTCAAGAAGCTCGTACTCGTATCGAACTCGGGGCCGCTATCTCTGCATTACGTCAAACCACGGGCTTGCTTCCCGAATGAGTTCAACAAAGTTTATAACTAATTGGAGTGCCATGAATATTTCAAAAGTTACAACTACGCTGCTCTCAGCTTTGATTTTATTTAGTATCAGCAGTTTGGTGTTAGCTGGTGCAGGACATGATCATGACGATGCCAATCCCTCAAAAATGAGCTCTGTACTGCCACGATTTTCTGCTGATTCAGAATTATTTGAGTTGGTAGGTATTGTGAATGACAAGGAAATGACCCTTTATCTGGACCACTTCGCAGACAACTCACCTGTAAATAATGTACAGCTTGAGATAGAAATTAATGGCAATAAGTTCAAAGCAAAACCGCATGGGGAGGGGGAATATGAGATAACTCTAAAAGAGCCTCTTAAGCCAGGTGTGACTGCAGTAACTGCCAGCATCATTTCTGAGAGTGTGACAGATATACTCGCAGCAGAACTTGATTTGCACGAGGAACAAAATATCAACGTTAGAAATTGGACATGGAAAAACCTGATTTTATGGTTGGGAGTAGTGATATTGGTATCTCTAGCATTCGTCCATTTTCTGCGTAAACGTGCGCAACGCACAGCAACATAAGTCGGAGATCAACATGAAGAAATTTATATTTTCAACGCGACTCCAACGATTAGTGCTAACGAGCCTTCTAATTTTTTCAGCACCAGTGAGCGAAGTGAGTGCTGGTGAAGGCCATGACCATGGAAACGCTCCAGCTACCGCGAACACCAACGGTCCACAACGAAATCCAGATGGCAGCGTCTTTTTGCCTAAGCAGGCTCAAAGACAGCTGATGGTGCGTACCATAGTTGTTGAAGAACAGACCCTCCCACTATCGTTTGAGCTCAATGCTCGCGTCCTAATGGATCCAAATGCTGGAGGTAAGGTGCAGCCGCTCAATGCTGGACGCATCGAACCTGGGCCTCAAGGCTTGCCCAATGCCGGACAATCTGTAAGTAAAGGTGATTTACTTGCTTATGTAGTTACGGCCGTTGCACCTCTGGAGAAAGCAAGTCAATCGGCGCAATTGGCTGAACTGCGGGCAGCACAGACTTTGGCAGAAAAACGTGTTAATCGCTTGCGTAAACTTGCAGATACCATCCCCCGTAAAGACTTGGATGCAGCAGAAAGCGAACTTCTGAGCTTGACCGATCGTATCTCGGTGGTGGATGCCGGTCTTAGTAGCCGAGAAGCGTTGATGGCTCCGGTGACTGGCGTGATTGCTACTGCGCAAGCCGTGTCCGGGCAAGTGGTCGATGCAAGAGAGTTATTGTTCGAGATTATTGACCCCCAGCGCTTGCGAATTGAAGCCCTGACATTTGATCCAACTTTGGCAAATAACGTTGGTGGTGCTTTTCTGCTTGTAGGCGAGCAGCGAGTTCCATTGACATACCTAGGTGCAGCACGAAGTCTGCGCGAACAGGCACTACCCTTGAATTTCCTGGCTAGTAACCCTCAGATGCTCGATTTAGCGCTAGGGCAACCCGTGAAGGTTTACATTCAAACCAAGCGACAAACGCGAGGTATTCCTGTACCCATGGCATCATTGATGAAAAATTCTTCAAATCAAACTGTAGTCTGGGTTAAGACTGGTGCTGAGCAATTCACTCCTCGCACGGTGACGTTTGAGCCATTGAATGGAACACAGGTCGCTGTCACATCGGGTATCAAAGTCGGTGACCGTGTTGCGACACATGGTGCAACATTAATCAACCAGATTCGTTGAGGAGTCAGTATGTTTAAGTGGCTACTTAATAACAGTTTGGCTAATCGACTACTTGTCATTATTGCAGGTCTCGTTCTGATGGGTTACGGTGCGTTCACCTTGATCCAAACTCCAGTCGATGTTTTTCCTGACCTCAATAAGCCCACTGTGACTGTGATGACCGAGGCTGGCGGCATGGCCGCCGAGGAGGTCGAGCAACTGATCACATTCCCACTGGAAACAGCCATGAATGGTTTGCCGGGAGTGGAGACTGTTCGCTCAGTTTCGTCGGCTGGCTTGTCATTTCTCTATGTGACCTTCAATTGGGATACTGATATTTTTCGTGCGCGTCAACTTGTCTCCGAACGGCTGTCGTCCATGGAGCAAGGTTTACCTTTGGGAATACTGCCGAAGATGGGGCCGATTAGTTCAATTATGGGCGAAATCATGCAAATCGCCATTCCCCTAGACCCTCAAAAAATTTCACCTATGGCGGTGAGAGAGTACGCAGATTGGGTTCTCAGGCCACGATTGCTTTCAATTCCTGGCGTGGCTCAAATTATTCCGATCGGAGGCGAAGTACGGCAGTTTCAGGTGCAACCCAACACTGCTCGCATGGCCGAGTTGGGAATTACCTTTGATCAACTGGAAGTAGCGCTGAAGGGCTTTTCAGCCAACACATCAGGCGGTTTTTTAGAGCTCAACGGGCGTGAGTATCTGATACGCAATTTAGGCCGCACATCGCGTCTTGATGATCTGAGAAATCTGGCACTGTCTACCAAAAACGGACAACCAATTTTGCTGCGTCAGATAGCCGAAGTGAACTTTGCACCTGCTATTAAACGTGGTGATGCAGGTTTTGAAGGCAAGCCTGCAGTTATCTTGGGGGTTCAAAAGCAGCCTGCAGCAGACACAATCAAGCTGACTCAGTCAATTGAGGAAGCGATCTTAGGTCTCAAATCTTCTTTACCTGAAGGGATGGAAGCGCCGCGTGTGACCTTCCGGCAAGCAAGCTTCATCGAGGCATCAATTTCTACCTTGCAAGGGAAGCTGATCGGGGCTTCAATCTTTGTCGCTGTAATTCTGTTTTTCTTTCTGGGCACTATTCGGCCAACAATTATTGCGCTCACAGCGATACCCGTCTCAATTTTCATCACTGCTTTAATTTTCAAATACTTTGGACTTTCGATAAACACGATGACACTAGGAGGGCTAGCGATCGCCATTGGTGGCTTAGTAGATGATGCCGTAGTGGATGTGGAAAATATTCTACGTCGAATCAAGGAAGACCGAGCGAAAGATTCAACCCAGCGCCAGTCTTTGATTGCATTGGTAACAAAGGCATCGATGGAAGTTCGTTCGGCTATCTTATATGCCACAGTGATCATCGTGCTCGTGTTTATGCCGCTTTTTGCTCTCCCTGGCCTTGAAGGTAAGCTGTTCGTTCCGTTGGGAATCGCTTTTATCGTCTCTACGCTTGCTTCGCTGCTGGTATCGGTGACGGTAACACCAGTACTAAGTTATTACTTACTCCCCGGAATGAAGAATCTGGATCACGGCGACACAAAGGCATTGTCATGGCTTAAGAAAATATACCAAACAAGTTTGCAGGCTCTATTAGAGAAACCTCGTCTAGCACTCGTCTCTGCATCCTTGGCTGTGCTCGTCGCTGTTGCAACTGTACCGTTTTTCCCAACCACATTTTTGCCACCATTCAACGAAGGCACGCTGCTAGTGGGCTTGCGTCTGAATCCGGGGGTAACACTGACTGAATCTTCTGCACTGGCTAGGCAAGCTGAGATTTTGGTTAAGCAAGTTCCTGAGGTGTTGCATGTTGGACGGCGCAGCGGTAGAGCTGAGCTGGATGAACATGCCGAAGGTGTTCATGTAAGTGAACTGGATGTAGGCATAGTGTCTTCAGAAAAACTTACTCGTTCGATGGAAGAAGTCAGAGCTGATATTCGATCTCGCTTGGCGAACTTGCCTGCGGCTATTGAGGTTGGGCAGCCCATATCCCACCGTATAGATCATATGCTTTCCGGAGTCCGGTCTCAGATTGCAATTAAGATTTTTGGTGAGGATCTCGATGCGTTGCGAGGTCAAGCTGATGCCCTGCGAACGCGCTTAGCCAAAATCCCTGGTATTGCGGATTTGCAAATTGAAAAGCAAGTGCTTTCCCCTCAGATCAAGGTTCGTGTTGACTACTCGGCTGCAGCCCAATATGGTTTGTCGGGGGCACAGGTGCTCACCACACTGCAAGCACTAGTAGAAGGCGAGCGTGTGACGCAGATCGTTGAAGGTAGCCGGCGCTTTGCTTTAGTGGTGCGTTTGCCAGAATCTGCTAGATCGATTGAAGGACTTGGGCAGATACTGATTGATTCACCTCTTGGGCGGATTCCTTTATCCAAGATCGCCACAATTGAAGATGCAGATGGCCCTAATCAAATCAGTCGAGACAACGGTAAACGGCGCATTGTGATTTCAGCTAATGCCTCAGGACGACCATTGTCCGAGGTGGTAGGAGACATACGCAAGACTGTGCTTGAGACTCGTTTGCCAGAGGGTTACTTTATTACCCTGGGAGGGCAATTCCAGGCACAGGAGGGGGCATCGCGCTTAATTGCGTTGCTTTCACTAATTTCTATTGTGTTGATGTTTATTGTCCTCTACAGCCGATACCAGACGATCGTGTTGTCTGTCATGATCATGATGAATATTCCGCTTGCCTTGGTTGGCGCAGTGATTGGCTTATGGATTTCGGGTCAACCGCTTTCCGTGGCCGCATTGATTGGGTTCATTACGCTGGCGGGCATCTCAGTGCGGAACGGTATCCTTAAGGTTAGCCACTATATTAATTTGATGAGATTTGAGGGAGAGTCTTTCAGCACGCGGATGATTGTCCGGGGTTCCTTAGAGCGACTCAGCCCTGTGTTGATGACAGCTTTGGTGACCGCATTTGCACTGGCACCTTTGCTCTTCGAAGCAGAGCGACCCGGAACGGAGGTACTTCATCCGGTAGCGGTAGTGATTTTTTCGGGATTGATCAGCTCGACGTTATTGGATACTTTCCTCACTCCAATAATGTTTTGGCTGTTCGGCCGTAAATCTGTCGAGACACTATTGCAAGACAAGAACGCCGATGCGTTTTGATGTTATCAACTCACCCTCAAAGGAAAACTAATGAAACTGCGAATTATTCTGATTTCATTTGCGCTGGCTGTTAGCAATCTGAGCTGGTCGGCTCCTGACGACAAAGAGCACAAACCGTTGTATGGCGGACAACTAGTGGTGGTCAAGGACATTGACTATGAGTTAGTTGTGAACTCCACAACCTTGGTGCTTTATATCAGAGATCATGGCAAGCCAGTTGATATATCTAAAGCAATGGCCAACCTGACGTTACTCACGGGATCAGAAAGGCAGGAGATCGAACTCAAACCAAACGGTGAAAAGCTTGAAGCCACAGGGTCGTTTAAAGTTGGCGCAGGCACTAAAGTTGTTGCAATTATTATAAATAACGGCAAACAGTCGACGGTCCGACTTGTGATGCAGTAATTGCAACAGACTTATTAAGATTGCAGTGATTGTTGCTTAACAAATAAGATGCTTTGCTACTTAGCATCAACCATTTAATCGTTTATTGCTACGGAGTACTGAAGTGAGTGAAGATGTTGATAATGAATATCTGGATAATGTGGATGCCTGGATGTGAATGATTTGTGCCTATGCCAATAAACATATGGGTCGGGAATAGGTGCATGTTTATCGTGTTGATGTTGCTGGTGCTCAATGTGTTCATGTGTATGCAGTTCTGTTAATTGCACCTATTCTCTTATTCACATAATGCCGGAAGCAATTCAGAAAGAGGAGTTAATCGAGCCGCCGTGTAGCAATACAACTGCCGAGCCAACAGAGGCGGCCGTTGTGAAGTAAGTTGCCGTCCGTATAGCATCCAATCTGCGACTAGTCTCGTAAGCTTCTTATTCTCATCTTCTAGTCGTTTAGGGCCAGATAGAGTCAATGCACGCCATGCTTCTCTATTACAACTTATAGAACCTTGCTCTTTAGACTGTGAGTTAAATTTGAGCTATCTCTCATATAAATCCAATGATTAATTGACGTCATTTCAAAACAGTATTAACTTTAAACTTCAATCAGGGTTTTCAAGGGGCCCGTGAGATGAAAAACATATTTTTAACCGCGGCAATTTCCATGGTTATAGTCACTGGCGTGCCTGTGAATGCCCAGCCGACAAACACCTCCGACAAGAGCGCGAAAGCGCAACATGAAGCACCCGATGTCGTCGAGTTCGACAAGCAGGTTGCCCAAATTCAGGAAAACATTAAGACGATGCAGGCGCAGATGGACAAGGTCCGTCAGACGCAGGATCCACAGGAAAGGCAGAAATTGCTTCAGGATCATTGGGTAACCATGCAGAACAACATGAGATTGATGCAGAGCATGTGGGGTCAGGGCATGATGGGCTGTTGTGGGGCTAGTAACACATCCGGAGGATGGCATATGGGTAGCACAGGCATGATGGGATGGCATGGCATGGGGGGGTATTACTCGCGGCTCACACCTGAACAGCTTAAGCAACGTCAATACATGACGGACCAATACCTTGGCATGCAGCAACAAATGATGAATCACATGATGTTTCAACAGAACTACATGATGGGTCGGTAAAGTCGCCATATTTGTCTAATATGCCGTATATGACGGGCTTAGGCTACTTTTCTGAAAGAGAGCTTCAACTAAGATAACCCAAATGCTCGTTTTATCGATCTCGGACTTTTCTTGAAAGTTTGTTGAAAATCACTTAAAACTGACCCAGGGGATGTGTGGCCAAAAACTGAGGGCAAAGAAATTGATGATTTAACGTGGTTCAAGGTAGAGGAGCAAAGCTTCAAGTTTATTAGCGCATTCACCATACATAAAAGTTAAGCTAATGTGTGTCGTTAGCAGATCATCCCAAGATTTCGAGTTGAAAGTGGCTAGAGATGGGCATGGTTTATTTAAGTTTGCTGGAATTGGCGGCCGAGATGGCGGCGTTGAGCTCGCGCAGCCGCTCAGTATCAATAATGCAATCGCTGGAGAGAGGTTTTTCAATAACGACACGGTTATACCTTTCGATGATTTTGGGTTGAGCCTCGCGCAGCCCAGATAGCTGCGCTTCGAGGTTTTGGGATAAACCTTGCAACCGAAATGACTCTGATTTAAATGATTCGAGATCTGCGAGATGACGAATGTTTTCAGCGGCTTGGTAGCCCACGTGAAATTGATACTTTCCGTAGCCCCATAGCCCCGACATGCCAGCGACCATGGCAAGTGCGATCAGAATGTATCGGTTGGTTAGTAGTGCAATCATTTCACCCCCTGTTGCCAACGGTCATCGACCACGGCTCCACCAATATAGGCAGTCACGACCATTCCAACAAAAACATAAAAGGGTGGGGCAATCTGTCCGAGTTGAGCTGATTCAGTGACGAGTATGAGTAGTGGAAAAAGGAGTCCCGCAAGCATAGAGAGCCAGGCCATCTTGCGGCGGTTACGCCAACGATCAGATCGATTAGTCATGAGTTTGCATCCGCATTTAGTTATCCTCTGCCGCATAAATAAGATTTTCGGCTCCCCGATTAGTCCAGCCCCGTCCATAAATATCGAACTTTTGAAGCGATGCCCAAAACTTCAAGCGATAGGCTAGAAACCGCAGCAACACATCATTGGGATCCATGCGATTGAGTGCCGCTTGAGATATCGCACCCCACTCTCCATCATCGGCCACCTTCACAGCACGCTGTAAAAAACGAATCGCGTTACTGCGGCCATGATTGACTGACGCATCAAACAGTTGAAATTTGATCGCGGGGTGGGCCTCGCCACAAACATCCCAAAAGTCACGCTGATAGATGGCCTTTGCCTTATCAAGAGAGAGGTTTTTAATATCGAGATATCCGTAGGAGCTTGCCGCAATCCCAAACTTGGTGCCTTTTAATTGCCCCACACCTGGTGCACCACCAGTCCAATTGCCCGAGTCGCGTTGGTCATCGCTAAAGCCCCCTTCATGTGAGATCAGACGATCAAAAGCATCATTAAAAGTAATCATCTTTTCCAAAACTCATTCCAAAGCACTGCAATAGCTGAGCACACGCCTGTAATCCAAAGGATCGGCTTGGCTATCTTTCCCATCACTTCAAGAACAATGAATGCGCCTTTTGCAGCAGAAAAGGCAGCGGTGACTTCCTTTGTGTTCTCATCGATGCGATCGACCTTGTCCTCTACTGAGACGAGTCGTTCGTAGATCTCTTTATGGGTGATTTCTTCGTCCATGATGTTCCTTAGTAGTTATGTATTTAGTATTTGATGTGTGCAGATGTAAAAAAACCGCCTTCTGGCGGCTAAATGTGGCTGGTGGAATAAGTGCGTGTTTTTTAGGGCGTGTTTCGTTTAATCAAAATACAACCGGCATCGGTGTCCAGGTCGATTCTGAGTCGTTTTCAGGTAACTGAGATCCTCCGGCATATCCTGTTTGCCAGACCTGACCATCATCCAGAAGTAACGCAATGCCTTGTTGGCTAGAAGTGCCTAGTGCGCAGATGTCTGTGACCAGGCGATTGCCTGTGAGCATGGTGTTGACAGAGTATCGATTGGTCGTATCTCCCACACCTAACGCACCGTTGCCGTTATATCCCCAGACTCGTACCTGACCGTTAGTGAGAAGCGCTGCGCCAAAGTTGTAAGAGCCAGAACCTCCTCGCACGGCTTTAACTAGAGTTCCTCCAAGCGGGATCTGAGTAAAGGTCGCAGTTGTTGTGCCCGCTGGTGAGACGCCATTGGCCCAGTAATCTCCATATCCACAAGCCCAGAGCGTGTTGTCTGTTTTCTTGATATAGGTGACAGGGTAGTCGTAACCTCCAAGATAGACATCTGCAACGCCTGTGCCCACAGCCATAACAGGGGTTAACTGTTGAGCGTAATTACCATTACCCAGCTGGCCGTATTGGTTCGTACCCCACGCATGTAAATTGCCCAGGCTATCGAGGGCCATGGCATGAAGGTAGCCAGCAAACACCTTGACGATTGTTTTTCCACTTAATGAGCCGCCAGTGCGAGGCATGGCAATCGTTGAATTGGTTGTGGTCCCATCTCCCAGCTGACCATCCCCGTTATAGCCCCATGAGTAAAGAGTTCCGTCACTCTTTACGGCATAGCAGGACTGATACGCTTCGCGTCCTGCGGCGAGTTGCGTAATTCCTGAGAGTACGGGCAATTGCACAAAGCGGGTTCGATAGGTGGTATCACCGTGCCCCAGCTGTCCATATCCGTTGTATCCACAGGAGTGCACGGTGCCATCACTACACAACACTAATGAGCTATTGGCATTTTGTTCACCACAGGCAAGCGCCACTTGAGTGACCGTTTTGCCATAAATCGAGTTGGCAGAATCTGCACTGGCGTTAAAAGGCACGCGTTGCACGTTCGTGTTGCCATTGGCGCATTGACCGTAATCGTTTAGGCCCCAGATCCAGAGTTGACCGTTATTGTCGATGCAATAGGTATGCGTTTGGGCTGTGTAGTAAAGTTTTGATGCACCCGGAAACCCGGGAGGAAAAGCCGCACGCGCAGGGTAGGAGCGCGAATACTCAGTTCCGTCTCCAATCCTAAAGTTTGAATTTTGACCCCAGGCGCGCACGCTCCCATCGGTCATGATGACACCCATTGTGCGGTATAGATTCGATTGGGTGTTGGCCGTATTTTCTGGAAACCTTAATGCCTTGGTACCCGATCGGATTTCAGGTGTCGCCCAGACGGGTAGCCCCGTTGGTCCCACTGTTAAGACTTGACCAAGCGTGCCCGCGGGCAGCGCCACGAGTCCCGTGCCATTGTTATAAATAATTTGCCCGGAACTATTAGAAATTCCGGTGCTTCCCTGGGCAAAGAGATCCCAGGCGGGCGATGCATCCGTGGGAATGACGCCCAAGGTGTTATCGAGCACGCATACAAAACTGTCCCCGTTATAAGAAACCACGTCCTGCTTCATATAGGTGGTACTGGCGTTGTAAGTTGATCGCCACGTAAAGGCGATTTTGCCAAGCGAGATGGTTGTCATCTGTTGATTCCTTTAAAAAATGATGGGTGAGGGAGCAAAGCGACTTTCTTTGTCGTCATCCCCGTCCATGGAGTACGCGCCATACCCGTTGACCATGACTTGACCGTCGGTGGTCAGGCAATAAAGAGCGCCCGAGCCTGCACCGAAATAGCCGGAGACACTAAAGTCAACGACTGTTTTATCCAGGAGCAAAAAGGAGTTGGGCGCATTCGGTGTGAGGTTGTTGCCATTGCCAACCTGACCTGATCCTCCAAAGCCCCAGACCACGACTTTGCCATCGCTTCGCAATGCCACCGCAGTCTGATAAGTTGAGTAGCCGTAGAGGCGCAGCTTGGTGACATTGGTGAGGTAACTTCCACCGAGTGTTTCCCAGGTATTTCTGGAAACGCCGGAGCTTCCACCAATATATTGACCGTTGTATCCGGTCCATTTCACCGTGCCGTCATTCATGAGTGCAAGACTCATGTGGTATCCCGCAGCTACAGCTTGCGCGTCTTTGACGCCATCCAGGCATTTGATGGGGAAAATCGTGTTGCCTTGAAACGATGCAGGACCATAGCCAATCCCAAAGCCATCTCCGACATAACCGCCCTGATCACCCCACATCCAAAGCTCACCGTTATCCAGTACGGCTCCATATCGACGATAAGTCCCCGCGCCGTCCCACGTTCCAGGCGTCTCGCAGGAGAAGATCTTTTTGACGGTCTTATTCCAGCCCCAAGGCATGACGGGCTGGTGGGTGGAGGAGTTTGATGTCAGGAGCGAAGAGTTAGTCTCTCCCGCAGCATACAAAATCCCATTCGTTCCAATTAAAAAGGAAGCCGCATAAATTCCACCTGTGACATAGATGTCTTTGATGCGGTATCAACCAAATCTGCTACATCGTTTGTCTCTGAAACAAACGCATCCAGTGCACCAATGAGGGCAAAGGCCTTACGGTTAAATTCCGATGCCCCATCGGTTGGAAGGGGGGCTGAGGGTAGAGGGGTAATGGCCATCAGGTCAATCCTTCAATTTCTAATTCAAAATCCGCATAGTCCGGGTAACTAATCAGTGCTTCAAAGTTCTTGTAAAACCCGAAGAGCGTGGTGGACTCGTATTCAGTACTCCCGATCCATAAGCAGGGCGTGGCGCGAATCTCGGTTAAAAAGAGTTGAAACGCATCGACTTCGCTTTTCTCAATGAGTAGATTGAAGTTGGCTCGTTTAGCAAACGCTCGGCGCACAAGAATCGTGTCCCCGAAATCGTTTGTCTCTTTTCTGGAGTAATCCTGAATCCCGACTCGCGCGCCAAGCTGCACCCCCAGGCCAAAGGATCGTTCCTGTCCAATCAGAAGAACGCCCACAGAAAGGTCCGCGCCTCCCAGCAACTCGAACTTAATGACGCCATCCCCATAGGAGGGCAAATCTGTTTGAATGTTTTGTGTTGGTACGGTGCGCGCGCTATAGAACCAGCTCCACCAGTCTGAACCTGTGGGCAGAGCCGAGAGGTCAATCGTTTTGGCGTAGACGATTTCTAATGCACCAGAAATCGCGCTATACATCGTGACCTTGATCTCAGTCGCGTTGTTTAAGTTCAACGCTGCAATCGTATTGATCACCTGCCCAGGCTCCAGGACATAAGTGATATTGTTGGGCTGCGCAGTCGAGGTACTGACTGAGGTATCAAATAATGCCCAAGGTTTGCTACTTGCATGGATGAATCTCTGTTGAGCTATTTGCGTTTGACTGTTTTGACTGACTAGACTGCGCGAGCATGAAGGCTTTGAATTGCCCGACCACTTTCTTTTGAATCACATCGCGATCAAGTTGATGTAATGAATGATGTAATGGATCGCCATATGGTGCCGGGCACTCAGGTTTGGATGCCTCATGCAGGCTTGCGATGTACTGCGCAGACATCTCGCGCAATACCGCAAACTCCCAGGGCGCAAGCGTGACGCAACAACCTTCTTGCCAGGCAATGAGTTCAAGCGCACTTAATCTGACAGCTCCCATTGCACCTGACCCCACGAGCCCAATGTCCTGCCAGTAGCTAAGTAGGTACGAGACCTCGCCCACCTCTGGCAAGAGAGGTTCACCGCCCTGAGCGATGATTTGCTCGGCGCGATTAAGCTGCGGGTCGGAATCCCGTCGGACAGATTTGTCTTGAGGAGTCGCGTGCATCCAGCCCAATTGACGGGCATAAAGGATTAGGGCTTCTCGCCAACCCCAAAGAAGTTTCCCGCATCCCCTACAAAGGTGCGCACCTGGTCCGCTACGTATTTGAGCTTAGGCTCACGGTAAATCGCATCGATTCCGCCAGGGTAGGGGAAGTTCTCGATTCGCTCGGTAATCGCAACCAGGAATTTGGCATCTGCGTCTTTATCCTCAGCTTCCTTTTTGCCTTTATTGCCAATGGCGGCCATCACACGCTTAGCCGCCTCCCTTTGCATCGCTTCATTGGCTTTCGTAAAGCGAGCGGTAGCCGGTCCATGGACATGCACGCGCACAGGACTGCCTTGGTAGAGCATGGGCTCGCCATTGGGCAGATCGAGCTCCACCACAGACGTTTCAGCCAGAAAGAAGCTTGAAAAATCTTGCGTCTTATTCATTTGTATTCCTTCGCGGATTTTAAGAGCGGTCATGAGGGCTGACATCAGGCAAAGAGGTCTTCAACGATGCCCGCACCGTTGGCGCTCGTCGTTAACTCAAGCGAGCACGAGGCAGTCGTGATGTTGTCCACCGATCCGATATTGACTTTCCAGGACATGACTTTGGCTTGAAAGAAATACTTGTCGCCATTCTGTGTTTCAACGCGAAACGTGTAGTTGTTGTCCGAAAGGCTTGCCGCTTTCATGAGGATTTGACCGGCATCATCGGTATCCAGGCCAATTGAGAGCGTAATAGAGCCCTCGTTAAATGAGCCTTTGAACTTTTGTGTGCCACGTGATCCCACGGGCTGGTGGGTCACAAGCGAATACTCGCGACCAAATTCACCCAGATCGGTGATCTCTCCTACTGGGGTGTAGGTGAGTGCCCCATATCCCGTTACATCAAAGGAGGCAGGGGTGGCCGCGGATACTTTAAAAATGGTTCCCGCACTGGTACGAACTGTCATGATGATTTCCTCATAAAAAAATACCCACAAATTTGTGGGTTAGAAATAAAAATGCCCGCCACCAGTCGCCTGGGCGGGCACGACTCACCTGCGCGCAGCAGTATTAGTCTGTGGAAAATTCCACGAAATTTAATAAGTAGTCATAGGGTTGAGTCCAGAGGCCTGCATCGGTGTCTTTATCGACCGGCCCCATCAAGTCGAGTCGACAGGAGATGACCTTTTGATCCACCACAATGGTTTGGTGCTTAAAGTCAAGCGCGGCACGCACTGCTTCATGGATGGCTTTGACTTCGCCAATGGTTGAGGCCAATGGGTTGATTTGTATTCTGGCAAGTGCTCGCTGCTCACCTATTTGGTAATTCAAATTGGGGGTGGGCTTACTGTCAATAACGGTGTAAACAAGCGCCGGCATCGGGGTGTTGGGCGGCAGTTGTGCAAGCGCCCGGCGGTTACCCACCAGCGCAACAACGGCGGGGGTGTTGAGCATGATGGCAATAATTAACTCTGCATTGATGGAGCGGGTACTCATGGGGCGGTAATCATGGATGGATACTTATGGGTTTAACTTTTTAATCTCTTTAGGCAGTCGCACTCTGATGTAATCGGCAAAGGCACGAATGGCCCGGTCGCTACTTGCATCAAAGGCGCTTCGCATAAACGATTGTGGTTTGATGCCAGGATGCACAATCACTTCTCGCATGACTCCCGCAAAAAAGAGACTTTTTTTGTTCTTAGGCCTGATCTCGTAGGGTTGTTTCTTAGACTTTGAGCCTGTGCCCGTGTAATAACTGCCCGTTCCAAACTCAATGAGGTGCGCGTACCAAGCCTCTTTGTTGCCTGCGATCAGATTGGCTCTGACCCATCCGTATTTCTTCTCACTCTTGCGAACAAAGCGGATTCGCACGCTCTTGAGCAACGCACCGGTGCGGATATTATCATTTGCAACAAGCGTTTTTTTAACCGTAGAGGCTATAACCGTTTGACCTGCGCGCATGGCTCCACGCACGACATTGCCTTCGATTTTGGCGGGCAGGGTCTTCAGTAGTTCATCCAATTCCTTAAGACCAAGCACATTAACTGTTGATTCTGTTGCCATTTATTCGCACCTCATATTCGCTGCTCAGGACCCGACTCAATTTGCCTCTAAACCTTCCGAGGCCAAGAGCGTAATCAGCACGTTGCTTTCATCTTCATTAAGGGCTGCATGAATGTTAAAAATGCGC